TCGTCCAGTACAGCGACGGCATCCGCCACTTGGACAGCTACCGCCGATCTCTCAACCGGGACAACCCGGACGAAGCCGACGAGGCCCGCACCGTCTCCGGCATGCTGTCGGACATGCGGTACGCACTGGACTGGATGCGGCGCGGTCGACGGCCGGGGAGCCGGAAGGGCGCCGAGAAGCGCGACATCTACCGGCGCCGGGAGCTGTTGGCGAGTACCGAGCCGATGACGGAAGAGGAGCGGCGGCGCCTGATCGACTGCATGGCTGTGATGACGGAGCGTGAGCTGACATGCTGGCTGCTTCATATGGCACATGGGTTGACGTACGCTGAAATTGGTGATAGATTGAAATTGTCAAGACGCACCGTTCAGCAGTACGTTGAGCGCGCAAAACAGAAAGTTCTTGACGTGCAAATGACGTGCGTATGACGTGCAGATGACGTACAATTTGACAGTGCCATTAGTGCGCCCTTTTTCAGGGGCGCATTTTTGATTGCGAGAGTCCTGGCAGACTTGCTGGGGCTCTTTTCTCTTTTTCCGCCGCGTCGCGGGGCCTGACCAGCCCTCCCTCCGCCGGGACCGGACCGGTGCGGGGCGGCGTCCGGCACAAACGAAAATAGAAAACCGCCGGGTGCTTCCCGAGCGGTCAATGAAAGGCTTACTGGCGATTAGTATTCACAATTGGATGCCGTATTAGCAATTCATTTTCGATCGCGTTGATAAAGATACGCAAATATTTTTTCAAGACTTCAAAATCTATGTCGTCATATTTTCTTTCATAATGTGTGTAATCATTACCAAGTACACGCACAACATCGGCTGCAGTAACTGCGACGCTAGGAACGTAATCTCCAATAGCGTCGTATAGTTTTTTCTTTGCTACTTCGTGTTCTGGTTTATTCAATTCTTTAATTGCAAAGTCTTTCACCAGAACTTCCAAAGCGTTTCTGTATCCAGATCCAGCTAGTTCGTAATAGTTTTGTTGTTCGGCAAAATGCGCTTGTTTATATAACTCAGCGAATCTGGGAGACATTTTAACGATTTCGTCTGGAAGTGGTTCTGGTTGTGCTGGAGGGTTAACTGTGAGTAGCGTAGTTTTTTTTAATGATGTATCAAATTCATAGTTTGCGAAAAAGAGCTTAGAACAACAATTAACTTTGAAGGTGATTGTTTCCAGAATTTTGCCGTTGTAATTTAATGAACGTACTTCTTCTATATGCGGTTCAACATAAGCCGAACAATAAGGGCACCGAATCGGTATGTCTGCTCCGTAATTATAGTTGTTTACTGGGATTGTTCCTCTCTTTGTAGCTATCAATGATGACACCTCCTTGATCCGACGTTTTCGACAAAAGAGTAAAAAAGTCCTTTTTTCGAATAACGAAAAGCCGCGGGATAACCCCCCGCGGCTTTCCGACCGGTGCTTCCGGATTTGTCCTCATCATAGCACATTCGGCAGGAAATAGGTAGATGCTGTCGAATTGATGCGTTGAGGAGGAGATGCTATTAAAAAACGAGAGTACAAGGTTGTGCAGGTAAAAAAGAGAGGCTTCTTCTCGGGACCGCTTGATGCGCCAAAACTGGAAAAGCTACTGAATGAGCATGCGGGGCAAGGCTGGATTTTCGATAAGGCTTTAAGTAGCGAGACCTTATTTCTCGAAAAGGACACGTTCTTGTTGGTTTTTTACAAAGAAGTGTGAGGCGCCTTTCCAGGTGCTTTTCTTTTTTCTGCGGGTCCTTCTGGAAAAGAGAACCTGTTGCGGGTGCTCGCGAGCCCAAACGAGGGCTAGGCATAAAAAATTTTTATTCGGATTTTCTTTCCGGTAAGGTGATGTTATGAGCACACGGCGGAAGACTGGCGATGTTGGCGAGATCATCGTCAGCACCGATGCTTTGGCCAAACTTTTCGGCTACACCCGCCAGCGTATAAACCAGCTGGCGCAGGAAGGAATTCTGGAAAAACAAGCGAATGGTCGCTGGCCGCTGATGAAAAATGTGCAGCGATTCATCGACTTTCTCAAGACCGGCCGCAAGAATCAGGACGATGACGAGCACCAGGCAATGTTTTGGGAGGAGAAGGCGCTGCACGAAAAGGCCAAGCGCGAGATGGCCGAGATTAAACTGGCCAAGCTGAAAAACCAGATGCACGATGCTGCCGATGTGGAATTCGTAATGACAAACATGCTCGTCACCTTTCGGAACCGAATCCTCGCAATCCCTGACAAAGTGGCCCCGAAAGTGCTCGGGGTCAAAAATTTGTCCGAGATCAGCGACATCATCAGCACCGAGCTTCACGAAGCGCTGACGGAGCTCAGCGAATACGACCCGGCGCTCTTTGTGGGAGGGGGTGAAGATGCAGAAGACGATACAGTTGTTTCGGAAGATCCTGAAGGCGGTGGCACCGCCGCCGAAGCTGACGGTGAGTGAGTGGGCCGACCGGCACAGGAAGCTTTCTAGGGAAACGTCAGCAGAACCTGGCCAGTGGCGGACGGACAGGGCGCCATATCAGCGCGAGATCATGGACAGCATTTCGGATCCGCGCATTGAAAAGGTCGTCGTCATGTCTAGCTCGCAGGTCGGCAAAAGCGAAATCATCAACAACACTATTGGATACTACATCGACGTCGACCCGTGCCCAATGCTCCTGATTCAGCCGACGATCGAGACCGCCGAGGACTATTCGAAGCGCCGGATCGCGCCAATGATTCGTGACACGGAAGTGCTGGCAGCCAAAGTCTCGGATTCAAAGACGCGGGACTCGAACAACACGATCCTGATGAAGTCGTTTCCCGGCGGCTTTCTGGCGATAGGCGGCGCAAACAGCCCGGCGGGCTTGGCCAGCCGTCCGATCCGCGTGTTGCTGTGCGACGAAGTGGATCGGTATCCGGCAAGCGCCGGCAGTGAGGGCGACCCGATCGCGCTGGCAGAAAAACGGACGATCACATTCTGGAACAGGAAGAAGATTTTCGTTTCGACACCAACTGTGAAAGGCGCTTCCCGAATCGAACAGGAGTACGAAATGGGGACACAGGAAAAATGGTGCATCCAGTGCCCAAACTGCAGAGAATTTCACCCCATCGTCCTCCGCGACATTCGATTCGATCATGAGATACACGAAGCGGGTAACAGAAAAATATATCAGGTTCACGACGTCTGGTGGCGCTGCCCGTCTTGTTTCCACGAAGCAGACGAATATACGATGAAGCGGCAGCCGGCCAAGTGGATCGCCGACAACCCTGTTGCGATCGAGAACGGTGTGCGCAGCTTCTGGCTCAACGCTTTTGTTTCGCCGTGGTTTTCATGGCGGGAGATCGTTCAGCAGTTCCTGGAATCGAAAGACGATCCGGAGCAATTCAAGGTTTTTACGAACACCGTGCTCGGCGAGACGTGGGAAGACCGCGGCGAGCAGATGGAAGAAGACGTCCTTCTCAAGCGGCGCGAACCTTATCCGGCCGACCTGCCGGATGGCGTCCTGCTTCTCACGGCCGGAGTCGACACCCAGGACGACCGGTTGGAATATGAGATCGTCGGATGGGGGCACGGGCATGAGAGCTGGGGCATTGAATACGGTGTTATCGTCGGCAGGCCTGATGATCCGCAAACCCTGCAGCAGCTGGACGATGTGCTGAACCGCGTTTACCGGTTTGCGGACGGGAAGGGGTTGAAAGTGGCCTGCACCTGCATCGACTCAGGCGGCCACTACACCACCGAAATCTACAAGTACGCCAAGCGGAACGAGCATCGACGGGTGCTCGCCGTTAAGGGTCAAGGCGGACCCGGGATCCCGCTGATTCACAGGCTCACGCGCAAGAACAAGGAAAACGCGCTCGTGGTGATTCTGGGTGTCGATGACGGGAAAAGCCGGATTTATTCCGCCCTGCGAGTGCAGGAACCCGGCCCGAAATATTGCCACTTTCCAGACGATGAAAGCCGCGGGTACGACCGCTATTACTTCCAAGGCCTCCTGTCGGAGAAACTGGTGGCGCGGAAGAAGAACGGCGTAACGCGGTACGTCTGGGAAAAAATTTCGACCAGCGCGCGCAACGAGGCGCTGGACGCCCGGAACTATGCGCTCGCGGCAAAGGAGATCCTGAACCCGAATTACGACGCGCTTGAGCAGCGGCTCAAGGGGGCGGAAGAGGCAAGCAAACCGACCGCACCGAAGTCAAAGGCGGCGGCAATCAAGCGCCTCGTCAAAAAATCGAATGTCTGGTAGGTGTTGGCCGTGAGACGTGAGGATATTATCGCTCGGCTGGAGAGGGTGAAGCAGCGCCTCGAAATGTACTATCAGGCCGAAGCCGCGATCCTGAACGGCGCCCAGGAATACCGCATTGGCAGTCGGTCGCTTAAACGCGGCGACCTGCAAAACATTCGGGAGGAAATAGCCGCGCTTGAAAAGCAGCGGGATCAGCTGGAGACGGCGCTGGCCACTTGTGCGAACCCCAACCGAAGAAAAGCATTCCGGATTCTGTACCGGGATTTGTAACGCAGAAAGGTGTCAGGGCATGAAAATTCAGAACCTGATCGAATACAAGAGCAATAAAGAAGGCAGGCACACTCCAAAATATGTGCTGGATGAGGTGATAGAAAGCATAGAGGACATTGCTGATGTGATTATCGTTGTCAGAACTAAAAAAGGCACACTTGAAGTAAGCCATAACTATCAAAATGAATTTCAGATAATCGGCATGCTTGAAGTGGCCAAAACCTTTTTATCGTTGAACGTTGAAGAGCATTGAAAGGGGTGATGTGACTTGTGAACTTCATCGACAAAACCATAGCTTGGTTGGATCCGCAAAGAGCCTTGAAGAGCGAAGTCGCGCGCGCAAGGCTTTCTTTGTTGCGCCGCTTCACGAACAGCGGGTATTCGCACAGCGGAGCCAGCCGCCGGAAGAAATCCATGCAGGGATGGGACA